TTAGTGAGAGTAGACTAGTAACAGGTATATTTTACTTGTTTGAATGAAGCTCGATACCTTTTTACAATCAAAAGTACGTTGGCATTTAGGTTATAACATAACTTCCATACCAGCTGGTGACCAAGCTCGACTAGAAGAAGCACTTAATAATGTTCAGGATTCTTTTTGGGTAAGTAAAATAGTAGAGCAAATAGGTAGGTGTGATGAAGCTGAGAAAAGAACTGATATGACTGGTAGTATAAACAATAATAATATTCCAAAAAATAGAATAGAAAGTATACTTGGTGATGTTGACCGTACTGTATCAACTTCTGATTTTAGACAAACTTTAAAAACTTGGACGGAAATTTATATTTATGAGACAGATAGGCTTGCAATGCATCTCTACGTACCCAATTACCGCAATCCAGAGCAGGCTAGATATAGATTTAATAGAGAGGGTGCAGAGTTTATACAAGCTCTCCCAGGGCCAGCTGACGTTGCTGTAGGGACACGGTTATTTTTAGAATCAAATCACAGGTAAAGCACAATGGCAATAAATCACTTTCAAGATACAATATTTTTTACCGATGCCACTCTAATTACTCCCGGAGATGGAACATCTTTACAAGTAGCTTTAAACAGTTTTTTCGCTACAAAAAGTTATACCCTTATGGTTACGGTTACTGAAATTGATACTAATGTTGTTGTTCGTTTAGATGGAAGCATCGATGGGACAAACTATGCCCCAATTATTCCGGCTCAAACTATAACTTCGAATGGAACTTATGCATATAGTGTTGCAGATAGACCAGTTAAATATATAAAAGGTGTGTTTGTGAGTGAGTCTGGCGGAGATAATTCTGCAACAGTCACTTTTAATTTAGCTGCTTTATAAATGTCTGTTTTACCTAGAACACAACTTGGTTATACATTAGGTATAAGAAGAGATAAGAATATTTATGGACAGGGAGAGAAGATTGCTAGAAACCCTTTTGAGGAAAGTAGAGGGCGTACTAGAATGGCAGGTGACAGACGAGTAGATATCTTCACCGCAGAAAGGGATTACATGAGAGCCCCAACTGTCAGAGGAGATTACCTCCCTAATCGTTTCGTAGCATCTGTACCTGTATCTAGATTGGAGAAAACTGATGGCTAAAGGAAAAATGCCTCCCCAGCTTCTTGAATATTTTAAGAACAAAAACAAGAAGAAGGAAGATGGCAGTGGTGAAAAAATGTCTGATAAAGAAAAACGTAAAGAAGCTTTAGATAAAGCTAGAGATGCTAAAAGTAAAAAAGGGAAAAAAGAAGAAAAATAGGAAAAAAACCTTCCTATATAATTAAAGTAAGTTTCTTAAAAAGTAAAAGTGTCAAGTAGTAGTTCAAACAAACAACCTTTAATGGTGGATCGCCCAGCAACCGCTTCCACATTATGCACGGTTTCTTCGGGTCAATCTTTCCTAACAAGTTTGATACCTACATCAGTTGGTGGAGCTACAAAAGTATTTGACGTTGATTCAGGATTGACAGACACTGCAATTAGTGGAGCGTATATAGATGAAATATTTTTTAGATATACAAAAAGAAGTCTTCAGGCTATAGATTCTTCAGCAGCGACAGCAGGTACATACTCTGCTAATAGTACTACTTGCACAGTGACAATAGCTAATGGACATAATTTAGAAATAGGACAAAATGTATTTTTAGATTTTTCGACATATAGTTCAGGAACTGTTCCAAAAGATGATACTTTTGAGGTAAAAGACACAACTAACTTTACTTCTACAACATTTGATGTTGATATTCCTTCATTAAGTGGACCAATTACAGGTAATGTAAACGCATCTTTGCCTACTGATTTTTGTTTTTATCTTGTAAGTACTGGAACAGTAACAAACGTAAATCAATTTTTCCCTTTATTTGTAGCAAGTATAGATTCTAGTCAGCAATATTACAGTTTAACTTTAAATGAGATACTGCCTCTCATAAATCATCCTACTGTTCAAGCTGGATCTAATTTTGGATCAGGTAATAATGAAATAGCTCCAAAACAAAGAGGTTTAATGTTGAAGAGAGGACAAGCTTTATATGTAGCTGCGAGTGGAGCTACTGCTTTAACAAATGGATTTTATTGCAATGTACAGGGCGGTTTCTATTAAACATAATGGCATTCGAAATAAGAGATTTTGGTAAATCGTCAAATTTCGATTTTAATAAAAAATTTAAAAATTTTGATAATAAACCAAAAGATCCAAGTATTTATCCAAGAGGATCTGATGGTTATGAATTAGAGAGCGAAGTAAAGTTTTATAATCAAGATTCTTTGTGGACTAGATGGAGAAGAGGATATGAATTATATGTAATGATGCAAACGATATTAGGATCTACTTCTAAAGAAAGAGATAAAAGAGGAGATTACAGATTATTTTTTACATTTCAACAGTTTCCCGGAGTTTTTATTCCTGCAAGAATATTTACTTTTCCCTCAAAAAATAAAGAGTTAGGTGAACATGTTTGTGGAATGAGAGATACAGATGGATTTAGTTTTTATAATTTTGGATTACCAATACTTGCTGTAAGATATTTAGCACCTTCGGTAGATGCAACTTATCAACAAAATGGAACAACTTTAATTGTAACTAAAACAGATCATGGATTATTTCCCGGTGACGATGTTTTCTTAGATATTTCTACTGGAAATGCAATAGATGAGACTCTACAAATTGTAAGTAAAACACAGAATACATTTACTGTTACAGCGACTAATTCTCTAACAACTTCGGGTGATGTTACCTATCACAATTCAACAGCATTTAATGACACAAGATGGAGATTTGTAAGAGTTCAATTGAGAACTTTACCTACAGAGGTTGCTTTTCTTGCTGGTGAAAGAATGGCAGATCGAATAATTGAAAAAGATCCCGGAATTTCTTCTACATACACAAGGTCAGGTTCTGAGGTAATTGTTACTTGTAGTTCAGCACATGGATTATCAACAGGTAATAAAGTGTTTTTAGATGTTAGTACTGGTAATGTTTCTTCTGGAAGATATACAATAGAAGTCACATCAAGTACTGAGTTTAAAGTTACTACAATAACAAGCGGAACCACTTCAGGAAATCTTATTCTAAGTAGATTACTAAGAGGATTTAGGTATGACGATTATGTAGGATATACAGTTACAGGATCTGATGCAAATACTAATGAAATTATTTTTCAAAAGAAAGATAGTTATGGAGCAAGAACTGTAGATACAATTGCTAAAACAACAGTACCAGCTCATAGAGGTTTTGCAGTAGGTAGATTTTTAACAACTGAATTAAGATGGAACTGTTCGTGTCAGGACTTTTCTAGAAGAGACAGTTATGATTTATTTAAAAGATCAAATAATTCAAGATTTCCTGTTACTCCTATAAGAGATACAAAACCCGGAAATGTTCTTCAACCAGATGGAACTTTGAGTAATGAAAGAGATATACCTGGTACTTTTAGAGATTTAGGTTATGTAACTATAAATAATTTTTACGAACTACCAGAATATGAAGATGAAAAAGAAAATTCTTTTCAAAATTTACAATATTATCAGCTTCGTTGGTGTAAGCATATTTATGCAGCTATGTGGTCTTTAGTTCATGATGAAGGTAATGAGCCATTGAAATTAGCAGCAAAGTATTCTCAATCAGGAGTGAATATAACTGTTAATTTTGAAAATCATAATTTAAATAAAAACGATAAAATTCAGTTAAATTTTACAAGCGGAAATGCTATTTCTGGAGAATACACAATAACAGATGTACCTGACCCAAATAGTTTTGTTGTTATTTATCCATTTGATGAAACAACAAGTGGTTATGTAACTGTTGAAAATTTAAAAAAACATGAATATGTAGGAGCATGGTTATTAGAACCAAGTGATAAACCTGTAGGCAAAGGTCTTGAAGCGTGGGAAAGAAATTGGAGAAAAGAACAAGAAAAACTTAAAGAATCTGCAGAGATATTTGCTCTATATAATCGTTCAACAAAATGGGAAGGAAACAAAGAAATTATTGGTAACTTTAACAATAAACAAAAAGTAGCTAATTTCGATCCATCTGTTGTAGCCATGACATTGACAGATAGTTTGAAAAGAGATGCAAAAGGTGGATTAGATAGATCTGGAAAATCTTTAAATACAACAAATAGAATGATCGCAATGGTAAATAAATTATTTAATAAATCTCCAACAGTTTTAGATGATATAAAGTTTGGAATTATAAACAAACCTCTAATTGAATTTACTGATATTTTTGAATCAGGATTAATTAATTCAGGTGATTATATAAATGGTGAGCTTGTTGATTCTGCTGTGAACACAAGTAATCTTGATGCAAGTACTTACAATCCAGATACTAATCAGGATACAGTAGTAGATGCAGGATTATATATAAATGTAGAGAGCTAACTATGGCAGTACAAATTCAAACAAGAAGATCTAGCACAGCTCATGACAGACCTTTTCCCACAAGATTAGGAACTGGTGAGTTAGCTTTAAATAATAATGATGTAAGCCCCGGATTATTTTTCGCTGATAATACAGCCTCACCAAGTACAGGATTAATAAAAGTAGGACCTGTGCATATTGGTAATACTGCACCAAATAGTTCTGCAACTGGATTTACAACATCAAGTAAGGGTGAGACTTGGCTAGATACAGCAAGCACTCATATTTTTAAAATTTTTGATGGCACATCATTTCAATCTGTAAAAGCAGTGGCCTCAGTATCTTCTGGACAGCCAGCTAATCCAGTTGATGGACAATTACATTGGGATACATCTGGTGGTGGTAGTGGAGTATTAAAAATATATCTAGCTTCTAGTTCTGCTTGGGTTAATGTTTAATTAGTGTGATTTAATAAATGATCTAAAATTCTATCTAATTTAGTATGTACACCTTGCATTTCTCTTAAAAAATCTTCTTTTAAGACATAATCGTGAATTACACTATTTTTTAAATCATCAACTTCTCGTTGAATCTTATCAAATTTTCTATCTAATTTTTTATTAAAATTTCCTAAAGCCCTTGATATACCAGCAAAGGCTCCAACACTTCCTGAAATAATAGCAGCTATGACTTGTGGTTCCATACTTTTATTATAATGGTAGGCACAGTTTAAAATAGATAATTATATATAATTAACATGGCAACAGGATACGAACCAAATATACAAGGAGCTATCTCTGTATTAAGAGATTTGATGGTAGCAAATAGTGTGAATATGACTCGTGAACCATACGATCCTAATTACAGAGGATTAGTGGATGCAGTCATTGATTTGAAAGAAGGATTTACAACATTTGCTCCGGCTAAAGTAACCTTTAATGCTATTGCTTTTGAGGATATAACGGAAGGTGATGCTTTATATATGAGAACAAGTGATGGTCAAGTAGGAAAAGCTAGTGCTGCAGATGGAAGTATAGAAAATGCATTTGTAATTGGATTTGCAAATATTTCTGGTTTAGCAAATGAAACTATACAAGTTGTCGTAGCCGGTCTAAAAGAGATTTCAGGTTTAAACGCAGGAGATTTATTCTTTTTATCTCCTACAACAGCTGGAGCAATAACTGTAACTCCTCCTTCAGCTGCAGGTCAAGCAGTCGTGAGAATAGGTGAAGCTGCAAGTACAACTCTATTGTCTATACAAATTGAACCTCCAGTTAAATTAAGTTAATGTCTTATCAACCTTATCCCCCTAATGCTCAAGGTTTTACTGAAGCATTAATAGATTTAAAAACAAATTATCCAGGACAAATTACTAATAAAGTGAACGGATTTGAAGCGGAGGCTTTTGAAAATCTAGTTCAGGGTGATGCTGTTTTCTCAAGAGCTAGTGATGGAAAATTAGGAAAAGCAATAGCAAATGATACCCAAGATAAAGCAAGAGTAGTTGGTTTTGTTGAAACGACTACATCTTCAGGTAATTTAGTTCGCTGTATTGTAGAAGGTGTTACTCCAGTAACAGGGTTAGAATCTGGTAAAAAATATTTTTTATCAGCTAGTTCTGCAGGAGCAATAACAAAGAATCCTCCAGTAAACTCAGGACATTTTGTTACAAGAGTAGGACAAGCTGCTACTACTGCTTCATTAATAGTAAAGACAGAACCACCTGTTGAGTTAAGTTAACAATTTAGTGGGATTAAAATAAATATAAATAAGTTCTTTTGAACAAGAATCTAATCTAGATATAAGATGGCAACTAGAAAATCATTAGTACTTGTTTCAGGGCTTTTTGAGGAGTTAGATTCATCTTCTGATAAATTAGATTTTGCTGGTAATACAACTGCAGATTTAACTGAAAATACTAATCTTTATTACACTGATACAAGATCAAGAGCTGCTGTTTCTGTAACTGATTCTGGGGGAGATGGTGGTCTTTCATATGACAATTCAACAGGAGTAATTACATATACAGGACCTTCTGCATCTGAAGTAAGAGCACATATTAGTGTGGCATCTGGATCGGGACTTACTTATAATTTTGGCACTGGAGAACTAGGGACAAGTGCAATACCTAATGCTCAATTAGCAAATTCATCTTTAACAGTAGGAAGTACTTCTATTAATTTAGGAGCTACTGCAACAACAATTGCAGGTTTATCTGCTCTTACTTCCACCACTTTGACTGCAACAACTCTAATTTCTGGGGTAGCAGACGCAGCAAACGCTATATCTATAGCTGGGGGAAATATAACTTTTGAAGGGTCAAGTGCTGACACTGACGAAATAATATTAACAGCAGCTGATGCATCAGGTGGAGATAAAACAATTACTCTTCCTAACACAACTGGAACCGTTGCATTGACTAGTGATATTGTCTATCCAGTCACTTTGACAAACTCTGTCACATTAACAAATAAAACATTAGCTCTTGGTTCTAACACAATATCTGGAACTACTGCAGAATTTAATACTGCATTGACTGACGGTTCATTTGCTACACTGGCTGGTTCTGAAACTTTAACAAATAAAAGCCTTACTGCACCAACTTTAACTGGATCTTCTACTTCTGCTGGTAGCATAATTTTTAAAGAGGATACAGATAATGGAACAAATTCAGCAACACTAGTAGGACCAGCTTCCACAGCTGATGTGACAATAACATTACCGGCTGAAACAGGCACAGTATTAACATCTGCTTCTTCAATTGCTAATAGTAATCTTGCAAATAGCACAATAACTATAGGAAGTTCTTCTGTTGCATTAGGCTCCAGCCAAACTACATTTACTGGATTAGCTTCAATTACTTCAACTGCTGTAGTAACAAACGACAGTGGATTTAGAGTTAGAAATAACAGCGACAACACAAAAGTAGTCGCACTTGATTGTTCTGGAATTACAGGAAGTACAACGAGGACACTAACAATACCTGATCAGGACGGAACAATTGCTTTAGTTGGAGGTGGATCAACTGAGTTTGCGGATAATGTTTTTAGAGTCACTGACAATGGAGATTCCAGCAAAAAATTAGCTTTTGAATGTTCTGGTATTACAGGAAGTACAACAAGAACCATGACTGTCCCTGACAGTGATGGGACAATAAGTACGGAGAGTTTTGCTACCGCAATAGCAGTGGCGTTAGGATAGTATTATGGCAACTCAAGTTCAATTTAGAAGAGGAACAACAGCTGAGCACAACAACTTTAGAGGTGCTGATGGAGAAGTAACTGTAGATACTTCTATAAACACTGTTGTAGTACATGATGCAGTAACATCAGGTGGATTTCCTTTATTAAGACAGGATGCTTCTAATTCTCAATTAGAGAGAGGTTCTATTACTAACTGTGCTTTAAAATTTGCTGGAGATTTTGACACAGGAATAATAAGTCCGGCTTCTGACGAATTAGCTTTAGTTACTGGTGGGTCAAGTCGTCTTACAATAGATTCTAATGGAGCTGCGACCTTTACAGGTAATGTCCAAATAGATGGACAATTATCAATTACTGGTAATGTTAACTCTGAGGAAAACTTAGCACTAATTATTGCTTTAGGATAATATGGCAAACACCTTCAAAGTCGATACGAAATCAAGTTGTGTAACTGATGCACATACCAGCACTAATGCAAATGTTTTAACAGCTGGTAGCTCTGCAACATTAGTTCTTCTAAGTATATTAGTTTCCAATAAAACAGCATCTAGTGCTGATGTTGATGTCTTTTTAGTTACCAATACAGGGGATGATGTATTCCTTTTAAGAAATGCACCAGTTCCTGCTGGATCTTCTCTTGAATTAATTAGTGGATCAAAAGTTATTATGGAATCTAATGATGTTTTGAGAATAAGAACTGATACTGCAAGCACTCTTGATGTAGCTGTAAGTTACTTAGAACAGACTTAAAATGGGATTATCAGTTAATAATGATCTTGTAACTTTATCAAATAATTTTGAAAGTCTTAAAGCAAAAGTTGAGGCTATTGAAATTATAGTTTATGGTGAAAAAGTTTTAGAACTAGATGATTCTTCTTGGGAAAACATTAGAAAAAAAAGAGATTATATTTTAAAATCTACAGACTGGACTGTCACTCCAGGTTGCTCTGTTGATCAGGCTCAGTGGTCTGCCTACCGACAAAATCTTAGAGATATACCTCAAACATATACCGTAATCGATGATGTAGTTTGGCCTACTCAGCCATCTACATTAGGACCTAATAGTTAGAAAAACCCATATTTACTAAGCTTAAAATAATTAAAGAAATTAAGAAGAATTCTGGATTAATCTGCTATGCCATATATTGGAAATAATATTCGTTCTGCTGATGATTACAGATTAATTGATGATGTAAGCAGTAGTTTTAACGGAAGCACTACGAGTTTTCCTTTGCAAGTTTCAGGAGTTTCTCCTGCACCTTTTCCAAAATCACCACAACAAGTTTTGATATCTGTAAATGGTGTCATTCAGGAACCTGATCCTACTGGAACTGCAGGATTTAATATTGTAGGAAATAATATAGTTTTTAGTTCAGCTCCAGCAAATGGGCAAGCATTTTTTGGAATAATATATGCAACAGCTGATTATATAAATGCAGGAGGAACATTTCCTGCTGGTTCGAGTAATCTTCCCTCTATAACCTTTTCTGCAGATACGGATACAGGATTATATAGAAAGGCATCTGGTACTGTTGGATTTGTTTCAGACGGTACTGAGGTAGGAAGTTTTGATAGTAATGGAATAAATAGTAGTGCACTGAATATAACAGGCACTGTTACTGCAAATGCTTTTTCAGGAGATGGATCGGCCTTAACAGGATTACCAGGAGGTACAGTTGGTCCTGGTAATGAAAAATTGTTTGTTGAAGCTGAAAACCAAATGGATGCCAACTTTACAACACAACAGAACTTTAACTATGTAGCAGCTAGTCCTATGACTATTGCTTCTGGCGTTGTTCTTACAATAAATACAAACTCTACAATGACGTTTGTTTAACTTCTTTCTTATTTAAAAATCATGTCAAAAGTTATTGTTGATGAAATCCAAACTGATACCACGAATGGGAATGTAAGAGTTATTCCTAACGGTACTGGTGCTTTAGAAGTAAAAGGTGATGGGAGTAGTAATGATGGTGCTCTACAGTTAAATTGCCATGCAAACACTCATGGTGTAAAACTTAAATCCCCTGCCCATTCTGCTGGTCAATCATACACAATGATTTTGCCAGATAATCAAATTGCAGCAGATAAGTTTTTGAAGGTGAAAAGTATTACAGGCTCTGGAGCCACAGCAGTAGGACAGTTAGAGTTTGGTGCTGCCTCTGTTGGTAGTTTCTCTGGTTTACTTAAAGAAGGTGTAAATATAACTGCTGGTAAGTTGAGTGATAATACAAATATTGACCTAGAAAATGGTATGGTACATCTTTTTACTACAGCAGAAACAACTACATCTACACCTAATATTAGATTTAGTAGTTCTACCTCTCTCGATTCTAGTATGAGTGTTGGACAAGCTATATCAGTAACTATTATTACAACTGCTGCTGCTGCTGGTTATTCTGCACAGTTAACTATTGATGGTGCTGCAGTGACAGAGAATTGGGTTGGTGGTTCTGCTCCAGCAGATGGTGGTTCAAGTGGTGTTGATATTTACTCTTATACAATTATTAAAACAGCATCAGCTACATTTACTGTTATTGGGAACCAAAGTAAAACATCATAATTCATGAAACAGGATTATTGGACATACAACAAGCCTTTGTCAATGACAGGGTTGGGCGGTGGTGCTACCTCACTTTCAAATGCTGGTGCTGCTGGATTTGTTCCATACAATGAACCTAAACTCTCAGATGGCAGTGGATTAACATTTGGACCTTACGATAATGCTGGAAATGTTTTAGTAGGTTATCTTGGACCTACTAAAGCAAATTTAAGAATATATTATAAAAATCTCAGCTCTTGGGGTAGTTGGGTCGATAATGATGATTATTTCAGCACTACATCAACAGGAATACAAGTATGGCGTGTACCAGAGTCAAGAACTTACACTATTGAAATGGAGACTCCTAAATTTCATGTTTTGAATGGTCGTGGGAGGCACTTAAAATTTGATTATGATTTAACAGCAGGTGATAGACTTTTCATACTTCCTGGTCAAAGATGTAATCCAGTTACAGATAGTAATTCTTCTATGGGTGGTAATGGTGGAACTTTTCTTGTGATGGGGAATAGCTCTGAAGCAGATTTAGATGCCGACTTATTAGCTCGTAATAGTTCTGATGCAATAGCAGTTTGTGGTGGGGCAGGTAGAGGATATACCACCGCAAGTGATGCTGCTGCACCAGGTAGTCATCCCTCTGGCAGTGATGCAGAGACTAGTGTAAATCATGGTAGTGGTAGAGGGATTCAAAATTATCATGGTTTACCTGATGGAGGACCTTCTGGGGGAGCTGGATTTCTAAAGGGTGCGTGTCAGCACGACGTTACTGGTACTCAGTTTTTTGTATATAGTGATAAGCAAGATTCAACATCGTTTATATATGATGCTGACTCTTTTGTCAGAGGTGGATTAGGTGGAAGAGGATATAATCACACAAATTGGAGTAATCCATATAATTTAGGTCAATCAAATAATGGATTTAATGGATCAGGTGGATTTGGAGGAGGAGGAGGTCAGAGTACTGGAAATAGTTATAATTCTGGTGCTGGTGGATTTCAGGGAGGCAATGAGAATGATGGTGGTAGTCTTGGTACTTACCCAGGTAATTATAAATATTCAAATGGAGCAGATCGTATTCAAGGTGGGGGTTCATATATAAAATCTGGGATAAGTTTAACTACAAATCAGTATGGAACTGGAAATTTAGGATATGTGAATATTAAATTTACATGATATTAGTTGCAAAAACAGATAAAAAGTAGAGTTATTTGTTGTTTTCAGATTTATAAAATTAGTCATTTTAAACTATAAGTATCATAAAAAAATATTTTTAGGGTATGTCAACAGTAAAAGTAGAAGAGATACAACATCCGTCTAATTCTAATAATGCAGTTTCTGTCGCATCAGATTCCAGTGTCAGCTTGAAACATAGCGGATCTGCAAAGTTGGCTACCACATCAACAGGTGTAGATATAACTGGAACATGTACTGCTACAACTTTTTCTGGATCAGGGGCAAGTTTAACTTCCATTCCAGCAGGTAATTTAACAGGTGCTTTACCAGCTATTGATGGGTCAAATTTAACTGGTGTCGGCGGTGGTGGTGGGGCTTTAGAGTTTGTAAGCAAAACAACAATATCATCCTCAGCATCTTATGTTGATTTTACAGGTTTAGATTATAATCATGTGTATAAATTGGTAGGAAAAAAAGTATATCTCTCAGGACAAGTTAGTTCAAATACAGAAGTATTTTTTATGAGATTCTTTTTAAATGGTAGTTCAACAGTTACATCAAGTCCGTCTAATACTTATGAATTTAACAACGATACAACTTATTTCACTAATTACAACGGATATAGAGAAACTATACCAATGACAATAGGGGGTAATGCTTTTACAGATTGTAGATTAGATATTGAGTTTAGTACAGATTATTATAGTTGGGCAAATGCATGGTTATATGCTCTTAGTGATGAAAGACCTAGAGCACATTTAACAGGTCATTTAAATGGTCTTGCATATTCTAATAGTTCTTATAGAATGTCAGGAATAAGACTATATTTTCAGAGTGGTTATACAATAGAACCTAATAGCGAATTTATCCTATACAAATACAAGGAGAGCTAATGAACAAGTATGTAAATGGTGTATTAGTCGCAATGACTGATGAGGAAATTGCAGAATACAATTCGGAGAAACCAACTGATGCAGAAATTATTGCACGAAAATGGGTAGCGGTACGAGCAGAAAGAAACGCAAAATTGGCTGCAACAGATTGGAGAGCTAATAGCGATCTTACATTGTCGGATGATTGGAAAACTTATCGTCAGGCACTTAGAGATATACCAACACAAACGGATGCAATATCACTTGCTGCTGATTCTTCTGTTATAGATAATATTACTTGGCCTGCAGTACCAGGTAGTGGTAATTAAATAGTCAGCTAATTGATAAAATTAGACATTTTAAACTAGATATTATAAGAAAATTATTTTTTAGGTATGTCAACAATAAAGGTAGCTAATATACAATCAAGGCAAAGTACAGATGATGCAATATCACTTGCTGCTGACTCGTCTGTTACTTTAAAACATTCTGCTTCGGCAAAGTTGACCACAACAGCTACTGGTGTAAGTATTACTGGAGCGTGTGCTGCAACATCAGTTACAGCTACATCAGTTGAAGATTCAAAAGGTGATTTAAGGAATATTCCTCAAAGATCACAAGCTTCAGCCATTACACTTGTCGCTGCTGATGCAGGTAAACATGTCGTTGCTAATAATAGTGCAAATGTAACAATTCCTGCCAGTGTTTTTTCAATTGGTGATGCTATTACAATCGTTAACAATAGTGGATCTGACATAACGATTACTTGTAGTGCAGTAACCACATATCTTGCTAATGATACAAGCACTAAAAGTTCACTAACCTTAAAAGCAAGAGGAATAGCAACCTTTTTATTTGTTTCAACTACTGTTGTTTATGGCTCTGGAGCAGGACTAGAGTAATGACTATACAACAGATGTTTTTTGGATCTAGTGGTGCTGCTAGTGCAAAGGATATTAATATATTATTTAATGGTAAATGGGGTTCTGACAGTTCTGAAGGTGCTAGTTTAGCTACCTATTGGTCTAGTGCAACTCAGAATAACTATACTGGACAAAAAGCTAATGAATATGTACAATCTGACTTTACTAGAGTAGGGGATGGTATTCTTAGTTTTACTCTTCCTGCTGCCAGTTACAAAATTTATGCAAGAAGTGGTAGTGGTTCAGGGAATAATCGTTGGACAGGAGCTACAGCCACTGCGGATTTAACTCTTTCTAGTGAAACTAACCTTTTACTTTTAATTCCGAATCATGGTTCGGGTAATTATGGTGCAGGAGGTGGACTTTTTCTTATTAAAGGAACTGATTACACTGATTCTACTAACAATAGTGCTATTTTTATTTTAGGAGGAGGTGCTGGTGGTTATCAGGCCGTAACTACTTACGGAGCACCTGCTGATTTAACTACATCTACTTCTACTGCTGGAACTCGAAGAGGTCCATCGTCTGGAGCCTCTGGAAATTATGACCACGGTGCTGGTTGGTTAGATAGTTATACAGTGACACCTTATTCAGGTCAGCCAGGAACCCAAGCTAGGCATTTTGTAGAAGGTGGTAAAGGTGGAACATCTTCTTCATGTAGTACTCCAGGTGGATTTGGTGGTGGCGGAGGAGGTTGCCCTGGAGGTGGTGGAGGTTACGTAGGCGGTTATCCAGGTACAGATAGTCATAATGGTGGCACTGGTTATGGTGGCACAGGGAATAGTCAATACTCAGGAGGAGGCGGAGGTACATCATTTTATGATATTAATTACATATGGGTCACCAGTGCTTCTTATGGAGCAACTAATAATTCTACTTTGACTTCCGAGACTCAATCAGACCAAGGCTACTTTGGAATTTATACAGTATAAAATTAGCCATTTTAAACTATATATAAAGTAATAGAAAATTTAGATGGCATACATAGGAACAGAACCTAATTTCCTAAATCAGAATAGGGAGGTTGATGATATAAGCGGTAGTTTTAACGGAAGTACTACAACTTTTAACTTACAAGTTTCTGGTCAGAATGTAAATCCAGAAAGTGTAAATAATATTTTAGTTTCTGTTGGTGGTGTATTACAAAATCCAGGAACAGATTATACGATTAATGCAGCCACCATAGTTTTTACAACAGCCCCAGCTAGTGGGTTAGATTTTTGGGGGCTGGTATTAGGTGAACTAGTTAATACAGGATCTGTATCTGACGGAACAGTGACAACAGCAAAAATTGCTCAACAGGCTGTTACTGCTAATAAGTTAGCTAACACTGCTGTCACAGCAGGTTCTTACACAAATGCGAGTATTACAGTAGATGCACAGGGTAGACTCACAGCAGCCTCTTCTGGTTCTGGAGGAGGAATCACTAATGTTGTAGACGATACTAGTCCAGAGCTTGGTGGTAATTTAGATGTATTAACAAGAGAAATAACTACATCTACATCAAATGGTAATATAATATTTTCTCCTAACGGAACAGGAGCAGTAGAGGTAAAAGGTGATGGGAGTAGTAATGATGGTGTTCTACAGTTAAATTGCCATGCAAACAGTCATGGTGTAAAACTTAAATCTCCTCCTCACAGTGCTGGTCAATCATACACAATGATTTTGCCAGATAATCAAATTGCAGCAAGTAAATTTTTAAAGGTAAAAAGTATTACAGGTAGTGGAGCTACAGCGGTAGGACAATTGGAATATGCAGATGCAGGTGGTGGGGCATATGAATTTATTAGTAAGACAACTGTTTCTAGTGGTAACGTATCTTATTTTGATTTCACTTTAGATCAGGACAGTATTTACAAAATAGTATGTAGCAGGATGAGTGCAGGGAATGGTAGTACATATCCTATGATTAAAGTGTTCACGAATGGTAGTTCTTCAGTAGATACAACTAATAATCATCGTACTGAGTTTCATTTTCGAAGAAGTGGAGGAAGTTATAGATCTGGTGTTAATGATATGGAAATTGATGCTGGTCAATATGGTGCAAATTTGTATTATGAGATGGATATTAGCACCTACCTTTATGGTTGGATAAAAGTTCATGGGTCACTTTTACAGCCCCCAGGTGGGTACCAAGACTGTAGATTTGACTCTTATTGTCAACACGATGATTTTGCTAACAAGTATATCTCTGGCGTGAGACTCTACGGTAGATTTGCAAGCATGTATCCTGGCACTCAATTTTTAGTTTACAAATACAAACAAAGCTAATGAACAAGTATGTAAATGGTGTTTTAACACCAATGACTGACGCAGAAATTGCAGAATGGAACGCAACAAATGTTCCAACAGATGAACAACTTCTTGCTTTTAAATGGGAAGGTATAAGAAAGCAAAGAAATCAATTATTATCAAAAACTGATTGGGTAGCAGCAAGAGCATCTGAAACAGGAGTTGCTGTAAGTGATGATTGGAAAACCTATCGCCAAGCTCTTAGAGATGTCCCAACACAATCCGATCCAGATAATATTACTTGGCCTACAATGCCTAGTTGAAACGAGATAGTTATTAGCAACTTGCAGTAATTAAATCAATTTAGTAAAATTTAAATAAATACTAAAAAAATGCAGAAAATTTTTAATGCAATAGCTGTTGCTTCAGGAGTACTTTCTTTAACAGTTGTAGGTAGTGGTTTATTTGTTTACATCAATAAAGATGCAATAATAAACACTATAAAAGAAAAAGCTATGGAATCGATTACAGGTAATCTAGGAGAATCTTTAGGAGACTCTCTTCCTATACCCGATGTTACTGGTCCAGTTGTACCTAAACTACCTACAACTAATTTTTAAAATTGTCTGATATTCCAGAAATTTCAATAAATACTGTAGTTATTCCTAAACTTGATAATTATTATTTTTCAACTGTACAATCATTACCGCAGAGTCCTCCAGTAACTTTACAGATTGGAAATCCAATCATAGATTTGCCGGGGTGTGTTAAATTTAACGATTTAAACAAAAAATCAAAAAATTTAGTAGATGAGGATGAGAGAGGAAATGTAGTTTTATGTGATGCCGGATCTCCTACTTATGAAGCAATAGATTATCAACCAGAAGAATTAATTTATGTTGAAGATGCTGTAGTTCCTAATGTACGAACTGCCTCAAGAAAAGAACAAGAACAAAAAGAAGAAGAAAAAAATAATGAAAGTGAACTAGGAACTCCTGATCCAAAATTAGATAACATACCAAAAGATAATCAGAAAGAATGCCCAGCTCCAAATCAACCAAGAGTTGGAGATTTAACACGTAGTGGAGATGAGATAGTTGTAGGTCATGAATTGCAAGGAAATATTTGTGTAATTTTGTATGAACCAAGCTCTAATCTTGATAAACTACTTCCTAACACATCACAAGTAAGCACTACAGCTGCAATTGCAGTCGTAGCAACGGCTTCAGCAGCTGCGACACCTATCTTATTAAAATTAATAAAGCCCTTAATAAAGCAACTTATAAAGAGAATTAAAGGTTTATTAGGGAAAAAAGATAGAGAAAAATTTAAAGGATTGAAAAGAAAAAAGAAACTTATTTCGGAATCGAATGACGATGATTAGGAACAACACCATGAGGATTTGCAACTACAATATCCGCACATATCTGAGCTGATGGGCTAGTTTTTGCAAAGGTCACTCCCAAGCGTTTTTGCTCAGCACAGTGCTTTAATCTTGCCATCTCAAAGTCTAATCTTTTATTAGCTAATATTTGTTTATTTATTTGATTCTGACTGCTGGAAGCACGTAGACAATTTTCATTGTGTCTTTTATCAAGCGGTATGGTTATATTCATACTGATACCCCATCCAATATTATGATTTGTTTTTTGACCTGTTCTTACAGGTTTTTGATAAAGAATAGCACCAGGATTGTCTAATAGACCATCATTATCTACATCTGAATTGTCATACACGTTATCGAGATAAGAAGGTTCATAAGGTTCTTTCCATGAGTCTTGCAATGTAGCAAAAGGAGTAATTGTAAGAGTAGATCCTTGACAGGACACCCCACCTCCATATGTATTAGTAAGGTACGGTCCGGCTAAATTTTGCACCGCCAAATTTGAGACTGACCCCGAAGAATTCGCAATCGGGTTTGCAGTAGCTGAAACCCCTCCCACCTCGTTTGCATATATAGGAGCACTAAATATATTTAAAGCTAAAAGTAAATATTTTACTGACTGAAGGTTGAAGTTGTATCTGTTACAGATTTTATGTCGGTAGTCCTCTGGATTATGGTCTGTGTCTTCAATCCTGGCTGGCTCAGTGTAGTTGTCATCTGCCAAGGCTTTGTCTCGTCTATGATCGAGAAGTTTGGCATATTTGAGGAATCTAAATTTGTCCACGTTGAATTAACTCCATTCAGTGTTTGAGTAACACTTTTGGCTGGAGGAACCAAACTACTACTATCTGTCTTTATATTATTGCCAGTTACGGTATATTGCCAGCCTGTTTGATAATCAATTACATTTATTGTCTCAGTCACTTTTGAAGTAGTCTCAGTATGAGACTGAAGTACACCTGTATTAAAGTTTGGAACTACTGGTACTGCCTTCGCAGTCGTGCTCATCAGACTTAGAAAGATTACAGGTATTATTTTTCTCATCTGTCTCATCATCTTCTTTTTCTTTTATTGCAAAGGCATGATCCTTTAGTTTCATTTTATTGAAATTTCGCTTACAAATTGACCTGTTGCAACTGTACCTGCTCCTCCGGCTGTTAGAGCTATTGTTGAGGATGAATCAATTGTACCTGCAAGTGATCCTGCGACCCCTGCTGCAGTTGAAGTTTGATCAGAATAAGCACTTACGGCACCTGTACTTGGAGCACTTGTGGCTATCGCATCTGCTTGTGTAAATGATTGCGTGAAACTCCAAGATTCACCTGCTGTTGCTTGTACTGCTGAAAGTGTAGGGATTGAACCAACTCCTGAAGATATCGTCAATGAACCAATTGAGTTAGTAGCTGAACCACCTTCGGGTGTATACTGAGTAGTCACATTGTTTCCAGAAACACTATAACTATTTCCGATTCGTGATACTTGAGTGGCAGCAGCATTTACTTGTAGCTGTATGCTGCTAGATAATTTATGAGTGATATCTGCTCTGGCTGCTGGGGCAAATATCAATATCAACAAAGGGAATAATTTCCGCATTTTTAGTACCTTTTAATTACTATACATAAGTTTACATGAGGGTAGACTTAGTATGTATTGAGATTATAAAATGACTGAAAATTCAAAAGAGTCTCCTAAGACACAAGAGAAAAAAAATGTTTTCTCAAAAATCAAAGAAAGCATTGATGACAAAGAAGAGCAATTAGCCTTTATCTCAGTTATAGTAAGGCTTGTCGTAGTTGGGTGGTCCGGATTCATCGTCAGCTTGAACTACATATCTATACCAGGTTATGCAAATGAACCCAAGGATATTACATTTCCGGCTTCGATTCTGACAGGAGTTCTTTCCAGTTTTGGCGTAGAAGCAGCACGTAAAAGAGGAGATGGAACCATGAAAATGGATAAAAATAATGCTTCTGGTACTTCAAGTTTAACTAAAGCTGACCTTGAAAAGTTAATAGAGAAAGCATCTCAAACTGCTCCTACTCAGATCTTGCGTATCGAACAGGCTCCGATTAAAATAGTGACAGAGACTAGTTCTAAGAAAAATGTATAGCAGGTATAGGAGAAATTGGGGAATAATAGCTTTAGTATCCATCTTAGGGATATCTAATATCTCTTTGATGAGTACTTTAGTTACTAATAGATTTAAAAGTCCATATCCTAATGTTAATTTCCCAGTTGGTCCATACACTTCTTACAGTATTGTTGCATCTGAAAAAGGCTACAGTATCAAATATAAAGCAAACGATCCAAAAGTTTTAAACCGAGTTAAGTTACTTACTGAGCCGAAAGGATTATTTGGTGGTAAAGAGTCAAAATTAAGTTTGAGAGAAACTTATACAATGCAACGTGAATTAGGTAAAGATGGAGTAGAGGGAACCGTAATGACTGAGAAAGATATTGCTTGCATAAAAGTAGAAGGTAGTGGAAACGCTACAGGAAAAGTTGTAGGAGCCTCTGTAGGAGTTAAAGCTGCCCCTGCATTTAGTAACATACCAATCGTTGGATGGCTTGCTGCAGGCTTTGTAACTATGTTTGCACAGGATAAAGGATCAGAGATAGGTGGACAGATAGCAAGAGACTACAATGATTGTTAATAGATAATTCTAGGGTTATACTCAAAGTAGTTACATATTAAAAATGTCTTGCGGAGTATCATTAGAGAATCTTAAAAATTTTGATAAGCAAATAGATGAGCAGTCTTCGACATTATCAAAACAAATACAGCAATTAGAATCTCAACTTATAACAGCTAAAAATTCTTATTTAAAAGTTTTAGGTGCTAAAGAAATTATAGAAATACAGATTAAAGAAGCAGAAGCTGCTGAGAATACTCCAGTATTGGTGCCAGAGGCAAGTGGTGATTAAGATGTTAAAGGAGATGAATAGAGATAGATATAAAGCCTTACAATTACTAGCAGATCATTTACGCACTCCGTCAAAAGATTTATCACTTAATGCAATCTTTAATGATGTAAAGGATGAAGATCTTAAATGGGTTACAGAAAAAATTCATTATTATTTATTAAGACTTCTCGAAGACGCAGACTATGAAAAAGAAGAGGATGTAGAGCTAGTTTCATTATTGGATTAACCACTACATTTGTGTAAGTTTATGCAGCATAAAGTTTCTACAAGGTTGCAAGGTACATGTGATTCACTGCGAGCAAGATTTATTAGCCAATTTAATTGAACTCTCTCCAAAAAATGCTCGACATAAATTTCGACAATGTATATTTGAATCTTGGAATTGGAAATGTGCCTACTGTGATAAAGAAGTAAACAAAGATACTGCGACAATCGATCATATACTTCCGAAATTCAAAGGTGGACATAATGTTAAATCAAATATGATTTGTTCTTGTTCAAAATGTAATAGATTAAAAGGATCACACCTTCTTGAAGATTGGTACAATCCTAAATTTAAATTTTTTCAAAAGGAGAGACTTGATAAGATAAAGCAGTGGATGGATCAAGACAGTTCTATAAAAATCCTATCCCCAGATAAAGCAACACCTTATATAACAAATGACTTCTACATCGGATGGGTCGCTTCCTGAAGACCAAGCAAAAGCATTTGCAAGACAATATGCTGAAGACTTACAAGCAGAAAAAAGGTCTAAGAATAATAAATTAGTCAATAGCAGAATTCAAGAAGCAGGAGATGATGCTTTATATGGCATGCGAGGTATGGATTTAGTATCGAAAGTGAGAGCAGGAGAAATCAATTTTATTTAGTAGTAAAATCAATAGCATCTAAGAGTTAGAATTATTTATACAAGTATTAAGAAAAAGACTGATGTCTAAAAGGGCAAAAGCTAAAAAACTTTCAAAAGAGCATTTGAAATGTAATAAGCCTAAAAAGACTCCTAATCATAAAACAAAATCTCATGTTGTAAAAGCATGTGAAGATGGAAAAGAAAAATTAATAAGATTTGGTCAACAAGGAGTAAAAGGTGCTGGTAAGAATCCAAAAACCGCTAAAGAAAAAGCTAGAAAAAAAGCATATTATGCAAGACATGATGCTCAAGACAAAAATCCTGACAAAATGTCAGCTAGATACTGGTCACATAAAGTAAAGTGGTAAAATAAAATCAAATACAAAAAGTACCTATGGAAGTGATTGCTATTAGTTTTGTCATTTTATTTGGCGGGACATATGGAGTGGGGACACTTTTATTAGGACGAACAGGTTCTGACGAACATAATTGATTGCTCATTAATTCACTGTTGGTACTATATGTATAAAGGTTTTTATTTATATGGATCTTAACCTTCCAACAAATGTTGAATTTTCTATTCATGCTGCATCTTTAGCAATACAATCTTTAGATAGAGTAGAATTAGAAGAGGCATTTATTGAGCTTTTACATCAGAAAGCATTAGATCGTCAGATGTTTTATGGCATCATGAAGGATCATGGCATTGATGCCAACATCCAATTCCAGCTCTCTACTGAAGGGCAAATTTCTTAAGAAACATGGCTACAAGAACAATTGAGGCAACTCTAGATAAA